GTTAATAGGAACTCCTAAGTATCGCATAATGGACACATATTCGTCGGCTACACTCTTAGTAAGAATGACAATGTCATCCCCTAAGAGGGCATACAACGGAAACCATCCCTTCCAACCCGTTCGATACGCAGCAACCTGCACAATAATGTGATGGGTTACCGCTAACATCGCCCAGGAAGAAAGTGCTCCCATCGGCTGTCCAACGGCGTATTTAATTGCGCCGCAGGCCGGGTTAGTGTATGAGCGAAGTGTCATTAAATGACGCCAAGCCCATGCCAATAACCAGGACCCTGAGAGACTCCGAAGAATCTGCTCTTGGAGAGCTACCGGGAGACGATCTGTCGCATTCGATAGATCAAAGCTGAAAGAAGGATACCCCAGGCGGGCGAAGTCCATAAGGGGCCCAATAGGGCCCATTTGGTCAAACGTCCCATCCTGAGGAATCCGGCGGAGAACGTCAAATAAGTAAAGGTGTAATGACCGAAGGACCCACTGGGACCAATAGTCAACCACCCCTACAATTCGACGCTTCCCTCCTCCATCTTTCGCTAGAACGGAAAGCCGTCCTAACGGGAATCGCATTCCTCGATACCGAAGGATTAGAGCGACAGGCAGAAGTAAGTGCGATACGGTAATTAACCAAATGGCTAATAACCGCTGTCCGCTTGCCCAGGAGTATACACTAAACACCGCTAACATTAGCGGGTTAAGGGCATACCCTAGACTGTCTTTCGCTGAACCCCAAAGGGACCAGGGATGATTAGGCCCTGAAGAAATATTTACCCATGGCACAACATATCCAAGACGGAATGTTGGCAGGGTGAAATTCTTTAGTACGGCCACGATCTCCTGATCGAAGAGTGTTTGACTTACCCCCGAAAACGGTGAAGTAATCGAAGAGAAGTCAGGTTTTGCACCCTTCCAGTCCATAACCCTGTATAGGTTAAAGACGGTGTGGAGACCACGGAAGGTCATCTTTTCTGTCAAAGTTGACAGACCAGAAGGGCGAAGCCCCGCTGGGATGATCCGAGGGATCCCGCCGCGAGATAATCGCATCTTTACCCCAGGGTTTGGGATATAGGCGCGACTGTTCGCGAACGCAAGCAGGGCTAATCGACACTCCTTTAGGTAGGCAATAGTGAAACGTGTTCCACTTAGCCGCCAAAGGCGTACGATACGCTCTGCTAACACCATCCACAGTGCAGGTTGAGCTCCGAGGATACGGACTAGGCGAAGAACTAATGGTCTTAGTTCTCCTACCGTCATCCAGCGCATGTCAATGGCTTTCGGCTTAAAGGCGGAGAGCTTCTTAAAGAAGAGCCCGCCCTTAACGGAAGTCACTTTGGCTTTGTCCCAACCCCCCTCAACGAGGAGAGTCAGGGCTTCGCCGACAGCGCTGAGTGAATAGTAGAAGATAGCAAAGGCGAGTGGTAATACTCCAAAAAATAGGAATAAAACCAA